GACAACTTAAAACGAAATATTGAACAACTCCAGCTCGGAATTGCGCTATTCATGCCCGACGGAATCAATACAAGTTACGATAATGAATATGAGGCATTATCTGTAACAGGAACTCTGGGTGCAGTTGGATTCGGCGCGCAAGCACTTGCCTCGAAAGGTGGCGCAGTAGATGAAACAAATGCATTTATCGCAGAAGCAGCGTCAAGTATTTTAGGTCGTATAGCAGGAAATGAAGATTTAACTAAATTAGGTGTATTTGCAACGACAGGTCGAGTGATTAATCCACAACTTGAAATGCTATACACCTCTCCAGTTCTTCGTAAGTTTACATTCGACTTTAGAATGATTCCTAGAAATGAGGCAGAATCATCTGCGATTTATCAAATTATCACTTATCTTAAGTATTATGCTTCTCCAACTATCCCAGATAATTCCACAGGTCGCTATTTTATTCCTCCAGCGCAGTTTGAGATTGAATTCTATGATGGAAAAAATAATTTAAATACATTCTTGTTTAAAACTAAAAAATGCGTTTTGTCTGGAATTAACGTTGATTATTCTCCAAATGGATTTTCTACGTTTAGAAATGGCGCACCTGTAGAAACAAGACTGCAGTTGACATTTCAAGAAACTGTTATTATTGATAGAAAGGCTGTCACTGAGGGTTACTGATGTATTTTAGAGAATTTCCTAAAACATTATATTCTTTTGATTTAAAGAACGATAGTCCAACTGTCATTGCAAACATCTTTTCACGTTTTAAGATTCGCAGTAACGTATTGAACAATACAGTAGCATTCTACAAATACCAATTACAAGAAGGTGATACACCTGAAATTGTAGCATACCAACAATATGGTGATGCTTCGTATCATTGGATCGTATGTATGGTGAATGATCTAATTGACCCACATTTTGATTTTCCTCTAACAACTGATGCACTAGAACGAAAAATCATTAAGCAGTATGGATATACTAATATTGCTAATGCATACTCTGAGATTCATCATTATGAACTTGAGCAAGAAAAGACATATGCAGAAGTTAATGGTCCAACAACAACTACAACTGAGAATCATATTGTCACATTAAATCAATATGATTACACTTCAAATACTCTAATTCTACAAAACTTAAATACTCCAACGACCGAGACGTATCCATTTAGATCTAATAATGCGGATCCAAATACTGCAATTACATCGACTGTAACAATCAAATCAACGTATAAAGCAGTGTATGTGTACAATCATGAAACTGAATTAAACGAACAAAAACGAGAAATTAAATTGCTCAAACCGCAGTATGTGCAACCTTTAATTAATGAACTTGGAACTGTGTTGAATGGCTGATATTAATAATAACACATCTACCCGAGATGTGATCATACATGAACTTTCGATCATCAATTCTCTTGGTGAAATTAAAGACATAACAAGTCTGTTTAATGTCATAAACATATATGAAGATGTGTTTATGCCTGTTGTGAGCGGATCAATTCAATTGATTGATGGCGTTGACTTGTTTTCTAGTATGGGATTGCATGGCAACGAGTATCTTTACATTTCATTCAGTCGCCCAGGACAAAGTGCCTCTGACCAAAAATACAAAAGAACATTTCGAATCTATAAAGCAACCGAACGAAAGCCTGCAGGCAAAACTCAAGCGCAATCGTACGTGCTACACTTTTGTTCTGAAGAATTATTGTTTTCGAATCAACTAACCTTGTCAAGAAAACTTACGGGCAAAAATTCAAGAGACTATGCAGTAAACATTTGCATATACGACCTTAAAGTCAATAGAAAAAAACTAAACGTCAACAACTTTGAGAATTCATTTGGCTCAACAAACTTTATGCTTACCAGATATAAACCGCTGGAAGCACTTGAGTATCTTGCATCTCAATCTTATAATGAAAACGAATCCACGTTTATGTTCTTTGAGAATAAGGATGGATTCAATTTTATTTCTCTTGAAGGTTTGTTTAAACGTGAAGTCATAACAAAACTAAACTTCAACACCGCTAAATTAACACAAGAGCAAAGCACTGCTCCATTTGCAAATGCGAATGATATTAATGACTTCCGCTTCAATACCAGCTTTGATGTGTTATCAAACACAAAAAATTCTGCATACAATGGTAGACTATTCACACTCGATTTAATTACGCAAAAATATAAAAAGAGCGATTACTCTTTGGTTAATTCATTTAACAAAAGAATAATGATGGATGGATTCTTTCCTCTGAACAACGCAAAGAATAGAAACGAGAAAGCAATCTATGAAGAATATGAGACTCAGATAGATTATTGGCTCACAAATAAAGGGCAGACAAACAATCCGTACTTTATTTCAAAGGGATTTAAAATTGTGGAGACTGGAGTTGAAAAGACACTAATGCAAAGAAGAGTCCAGTTAAATCTTCTGCGCAGCACAGAATTGAATTGTATCGTTCCAGGCAATCCGTTTTACTCAGCTGGCTATCTCGTTGAATTTGATATGCCAGCCTTCACGCCTAGCACAGAGGGTGAGCGAACAATTGATCCATATCATTCTGGTAAATATCTAATCACTGCAGTTCGTCATACAATCACACCTTCTGATGGCTTACAAACAGTATTGACATTGTGTAAAAACTCTATTGCTGCGCCATTTGATTTGGCTACAGAAAGAGAAGAATTTAGAAAAGCGAGAAATTTCTAATGGATCATAATTTTTTAGGATTAGGAAATTTTGTTTGGTGGTTTGGGATCGTAGAAAACAGATTAGATCCACTTGAACTTGGTCGTTGCCAGGTTCGTTGTTTTGGTTGGCACACAGAAGATATCAATCAAATTCCAATTCCTGATCTTCCATGGGCGCATCCAATTATACCATATGGCATGAAAGCAGTGCAACCTCCACCAGAGGGAACAATGGTATTTGGATTTTTCGCAGATGGTAAGGAAGGACAATATCCAATCATCATGGGAACTGTTCCAGGTATTCCCGAAGAGTTGCGCGATAATAATCTTGGATTCACAGATCCGTATACAGAAGATGAAAAAGCATCGCAAGGATTCCCAAAAAAGATTAAAGAAGCATCGATCAAACGCGATGGTCGTGGCATTCAAATCAAAGAAGATGTTGCAAAACGAAATCCATCAAACTTAAATGAGCCAACAGTCTCTAGACTTGCTCGACCAGTTCGTGGCGAACAAGATGGAGTGTATGATGGTATTGACTCTGCTTCTATCGCAAATACAACAATTGACATTCAGCGTAAAACAAGAATTCCAAACATCATCACGGCAGACGGTGGAAGAACATGGGATGAGCCATATCCATCTTACAATGCTCAATATCCATTCAATAATGTGACTGAGACTGAATCTGGTCATGCTTTTGAAATGGACGATACAAAGGGATATGAGAGAGTTCAATTGTCTCATAGAACTGGTTCGACTCTTGAATTTTTGCCAGAAGGGCATACAAAGATTAAATCACAAAAGAGTCGCTATGATGTGACGATGGGCGACCACAGAAGTTACGTCAATGGTCAGAAAGTAGAAACAGTCGATTCAGATATGTTTCTTCGTGTGAATGGTAAACTTCGAATTGAATGTGCTGATCTTGAAATTATATCAGCAGATAAAATTCAAATGTCTTCGACGAGCGATACAAATGTTAGAGCGGGCAGAGCAATGAATCTTGGTGCTCTGCAAACTTTCTTGAGTGGACTTGATGTGAATATTTCCGCAACAAATATGGCAAAGATGTATGGTGGCTTCCAGAGCGTTGTGAAGAGTTCTGGTGTTGCTTCAATGGGTGGCTCTTTGACTCACGTCTCTGGTGGTGTTCTAGAACTCATCACTCAATTGCTTCTCACTTCAGGTATTCAAGATCTAAATTCAAATATACCTGCAGTCGGAAAGGTTGGTCCAACTGCTGATTTCGCAAAAGCCCCAGATATGAAGGGCGCAGCTGAATTGACTCGAGTTCAGGCTGCAGCGCAAGTTCCAAAAACCGATATCTTCTCTAAATTGCAAGAAGAACGAGAGAAGGAAGCCTCTGTCAATAGCGCAACTGTTGTTGAAGGCACTAAAGTTACACTACCTTCAACAACTGGAGCAAACGTCAGCGCGATTATTGATGCGAATAATACAGTTAAAGTTGATGTCACAATTCCAACTAATGAATTAGAAGTGACTGCCCAAGAACCTGTGATCATAACAGGATTCGAAGAAAGTTCATCTCAAAGAGAACCAGAACCAGACTCAAGTGGATTTAAGGGTGCTGATGACACCTCTGGATTCTGAGGATAAATACACTCTATATGTGCATTAAACGAAAAGATATTAACGAGTACAATTTGATCATGAGTAAGATGAGCAAGCACGAACACTTATCAAATTCAGATAAAGAATTCATGCTCGAGCATGGACTTAAGCAAAAGTACGATTCATATGTTCTTTTATTAGATTTAAAAGAACGCTTTTATGGGAGTAATGTGTCTTCCTAGGTAAAATTATAGGCAAAATTATTAAAATAATTCTCTGTTTGATCGGAGGATTACCGCTTCTTCAGACCTTGGCAATCATGTTTACAGGGAAGCCCATTCCATTTGCAAAATTGAAGGGCATGTTTGCAGATACTGCGCTTGGTCAATTCTTAAGTGGGATCAAAAAAGATATAACAAAAGGCATCGATGCAGTAAAAAACTTCTTTGCGCAGAATTTTATTAATCCATTAAAGAATGGGCTCAATAGCGAAAACTTTATATCATCTCCTCTTAATGATCTAAATCAAGAGTTAGAATTTCTTACGGCAAATAATTATGCGGGAATGCAGGCTGCATTACCATTATTATTCTCAAACACAACACCATCAGTTGTAACAGCTCGAAATGAATTGTTAAGTCGACTTGGTCAAGTAAAAGAACTAAACACCTCATCAAACTTTAAAATTGGACCATTTACGATTGGTGAACTCAATTCAATGGCTGATGAGGCGGATTCTCTTGCTAGAACACTACAAGAGATGGAACAACACACAGATAATCTTTCTGGTTTAGGTGGCGCTCAAGTAAAGTTTAGGCTTGAGAGAATTACTGGAAATTTGATTCTACAAAATACTAGTGTCCACATTGTATCGTCAAACGTTGTGTATGCAAATTTGAGTCAACGTGTTTATCCAGTTGTAAATATTGGCGATACCATTGTTATCGATACGCAAGAAAGAGTTGTCACTGATAAAAAATTCACGCCAACTTTCGATGGCACAGTAAGTATCAATACATCAGCAAATAGTTATAAACTCACTACAACTTCCATTGCAACACTAAATCTCGCAAGTTGTAATCTTTCTGTGAATGGTGGTATTGGAGTTCTAGAGACAGGCAATCTTGTCCTTGCGAAGGATATGTTTATTTCAGTGAATGGTGAAGTTCGTCAGGTGAATACAATTAATAGTCTTGGAGACTACTTAACTGTCTATGCGCCATTTGATAATTCAGTTACAGGTTCGCTTCTCCTTAAAGAAACTTCCTTTAATGTAAACTCAGCATTTACAACCACAAATGAGGAGTTGATTAGAGTTAAGACCTCATTTGTAGCAAATTCTACTTGTTTAGATAATGTGATCACTGGGCAAGGAACAACATTCACTTCACAACTTCAACCAAATAACAAGATAATCTATGATAGCAAAGAATATATTGTCAAATCAGTAACAAATACTACAATTGAAGTTGAAGACGATTGGTTAAGATACACAGTAAACTTTCCAATATTTAAGGTTGTTGAGGAAGTTCCATTTCTTGATTTGACTGAAGACTTGGTTGATCCAGATGGAATCTTGACAGCATTCACTCTTCCTGGGCAAATAATGGGTGATGAGAACGTTCTTGTGGGTCTAACCACGAAAGTTCGAAGAGCAAATGGAATTTACCAATCTGTAAGTGCATCAAAACCAACAGATGCAGCACAGGCTCTATTCCAAAAAGAGTTGATGCGCCGAACTAAAGAAATATTAACTCAAATGAAGTATGATTTGCGTAATGATGCAATTCGAGGATTAGCATCAACAACACTTGTTCAACGAATTAATGAAACAGAAACGCGAATCTTAAACATTAAAAATGATATAAAAAATGTTGTTGAACAAGATATCGCTGTGCTAAATCAAGTTAAAGGCATCGTGAAGGGAATGATTAAGTTATTCTCTATGTCTTGCTCTAAGAAAAAGCGAAAAGACGAAGGTCGCAAAACAGATTCAGATGATTATCTAGATCTTATTCTACAACCAAACCCAGATAGACAGGGTTGCGATGCAACAGGTAGTGATTTTATCGAAATTCTCGATGATTTTGATAAAGAATATAACGATCCAGATGTCTCATCGAACAATACTCCAACAGTAGACACCACAATCCCAACCACTGATCTATTCGATGGATTGGATGGCATTACTGGTCCATTCCCACGACAGCCAATTGGTCCAGCTGGTGGAGATAATACTGGTGGTGACGTTGATGATCAAGATCCAGATGTGAATGTTCCAGAAGATCCATGTGCAAAACCTTGCTAAATATAAAAAAATAGTAGGTTGCAAATGCCTTTAGAAGTAAGAACATATAAAGATTTAGATTTAAATTTCAGAGCGCATCCAGTAACAAAGGACGTCGTGAAGCGCACAGGAAATGCAGCGATCATCGGCGCACTGAGAAATCTAATTCTCACAAATCTGTATGAAAAACCATTTCAACCGACGTTTGGTTCTCGAATTCGCGGTCTGCTCTTCGAAGATGTCTCGTTTATTACTGCGAACATGCTTCAATCGGAGATTCAAACTGTAATTACTAACTTCGAACCTCGTGTTGGCATTGATGCAATTCGAGTTGAGGCTCAACCAGAAGAAAATCGTTATGCGGTGACTCTTAGATTTTATATTAATAACCTAGAAGACCCTGTAACAATAAATCTATTTCTCGAGAAGGTTCGCTGATGGCTAATGTTGACCAAAAATTAACGATTTCTGAACTAGATTTCAATGATATCAAGACAAATTTAAAGAATTTTCTTCGCGATCAACAAGAATTTAGTGATTTTGACTTCGAAGCAGCTGGAATCAACGTAATTCTAGACATTTTAGCGTATAATACGCACTATATGGCGTTTTATAACAACATGATCGCGAATGAAATGTTCTTAGACACAGCTCTTTTGCGCGATTCAGTGGTTTCACACGCAAAAATGTTGGGTTACACCCCAGTTTCCGCAACTTCAGCGCGTGCACAGGTCAATTTACAGATTATTCGCCCTCAAGGGAACACACAAGCAACGCTAACCTTACCAAAATACACACGTTTTCAGTCAGAAGCAATTGATTCAACGTCATATACCTTTGTAAATCGCGGCGCAGCTGTTGCAAACTATGATCCTACTTGTAATCGATTCTGTTTCGATAATCTTTACATCTATCAAGGTCAGCCACTCACATATACATTCACATATGACTCAACATCAAACCCAGAACAAGCGTTTGAACTGCCAGATGTTGGAGTTGACACGGCTTCTCTTGAAGTTATCGTACAAGAATCTGCAACAAGCCTACGTTCTGAAAAGTATATTTTCGCTCCAAGAGCAACTTCGACTTCAAATACATCGGCTGTATTCTTTTTAGATGAAGTTCGTGGCGGAAAATACAAGGTTTATTTTGGTGATGGAGTTATCGGTAAGTCACTCACAAACGGCAACGTTGTGATTGTGAATTATCTTAAGACCGAAGGGGCTGCAGCAAACAAAGCAAACGCATTCACATTAGTTCAGCCTGTTGGTGGATTCACAAATGCAATCGTATATCCTCTAGTTGCTGCCGCTGGTGGATCTTCAGTCGAATCTTCAGACAGAGTTCGTTATGCAGCGACAAAAGCGTTCACCTCTAATAACAGAGGCGTCACAAAAGACGACATCATTGCTCTGATTAATCAAAACTATCCATATTTCGAAGCTGTAAACGTTTGGGGTGGTGAGGAAAACGTTCCACCAGTTTATGGCAAGGTTTATATCGCAGCAAAACCAAGCAACGGATATGAAATAACAGAATCTGAAAAACTAACTGTTATCAATGAGATTATCAAGCCTGTATCAGTTGTAACAGTTATTCCTGAGTTTGTCGACGTTGATTACAACTACTTGAATATTTTTGCAGAAGTGTTTTACGATCCAACGAAAACAAATTTATCTCAAGACGGAATTTCTGCTGTAATCAGAAATGCAATTATCTCTTATAAGAATGCAGATTTAGATAATTTCAACAGCCGCTTTAAGTTATCAAAACTTCTCCGATATATCGACGATTCGAATATATCAATTGCATATTCTGATGCAATTGCGACTATTGAAAAGAGATTAGTCCCTCAAGTCGGTGCTTCTAGAAATTATACTTTAAATTTCGGAGTATCCTTGTCAAGAGAGGATACCAAGTATCGCATTTATTCGACACCTGCGTTTACAAAATATGATTCAGAAGGTGCACTTCGTAAGTGTTTCTTCGAAGAAACACCAGGTACATCTTCTGGTATTGAGGCAATTGAAATTATTGCAGCACCAACATCATATCTTTCTCCACCAACAATATCAATCGTTGGCGACGGGTTTGGTGCAAATGCATATCCAATCGTTGTGAACGGAAAGATTACTGAAGTCGTAATTGATAATCCAGGTGTGAACTACACCACAGCCACTGTGACAATGTACTATCAAGATGAATTTGATGGCACAGCTAATTTTAATGTTGTTCTTCAAGGGCGTTATGGCGTTCTCCGTAGTTTCTTCTTCGACGACAACAATGTAAAGACTGTTCTGAATCCAGAAGCTGGCACTATCGATTATAAAGAAGGCAAAATAACTCTAACACAGTTTGATCCATTTGCAATTGAAGATCCATTGAAGATTCTTCGAATCGTTGCCAAGCCAGATACAAATAGTTTTGAATCTGCTCGAAGCAGAATCATTACAATTGATGAGGAAGATGTTTCTTCAATAACAGTTAACGCCAAGACTATTGATTGATGTTTGCAAATAATTACATATCAACAATCGTAGAAAGTCAGTTACCTGACTTCATTGTAGCAGATCACCCAAAATTCGTAACGCTTTTGAAGAAGTATTACGAGTACATGGAACAAAACAATAAGACTCTTGATGTCGGTAAGAAGCTCTATGATTTCATGGATATCGATACGACACGAGACGATTTGGTCAAATATATCAAGTCGAAGTTTGTTCCAAATTTTCCAGATAGCACTGAACTTTCTGCTGAAAAAATTGTTAAAGCATCTAGAGAGTTTTATTCTATAAAAGGAACTCCAGATTCTTTCAAATTTTTATTCAGAGTTCTATATAATCAAGAAATCGATATCTACTTCCCAAAGCAAGATGTTCTTCGAGCCTCTGATGGTAAGTGGAAACTGCCGCAAGCGTTACGATTGGCATTTAATGATACGCTAACTCTTGTTGAACCAGGAAACGTAAATGTTTTTGCTGTTTCAGCCAACACAGTAACAGCAAACGGATTTAATTTAGTTTCTGCTGGAATTACTTCGAATTCATTTATTCAAATTGGAACAGAAAAACGTCTTGTTCAAAATGTAAATGCGCAGGGATTATCTCTTACGGTTTCTATTCCGTTCTCAAATGTGTATAATACTGCACTTGAAACATACGAAACACAAACGTTTGATTCCGAAAAATTATATAAAGTTACACCAAGCGAATACTCTGGATTTGATATCAATCGTCTCGAAAGACGTCGTGGCGTTGGTGAAGATTCACGAACATCATTTATTATCGAAAGCGCAACACGATCTATTGATAAAGAAACAGGAAGAGAAATAATCGAGTTGTATGTTTCAAATGTCACTCGCATATTTGAGGCTGGTGAATATGTTTTAATTGATTACGTTGATGAGAATGGTGACACTCAGACGTTTAGATCTAAAATTATTTCTCTAATATCAAATGTCAGATTATTCCGCAATCGTCTAGGAATTGTTCAAACTGGTCGTCGCTATAGAGGTGGAGACCCAGTTGTATTTTCTGGTGGACTTGCAGATACGCCAGAAGCAGAAAAAGCAATTGCAGTTGTAAACAATGTTTCTACTGGCACAATTGACTCTGTGAGTGTTACTGGAAAGGGATACTATTTCAGAGAATTTGCAAACTCTCTCATACGCATTAACTCAAATACAGGCATTGGCGCAAACGTTATTGTTGATCGTATTTGGGACGATATTCCTGCAAATGCAAATAATTTTGCATACTGCACAGATGCAATTGTGTATAAGAGAGACATTACAATCAATTCAAGTAATGGCTATGATTTTGATAACGTTCCTGGCATCATTAATTTGACAACAGGTTCAGGCAATAGCACGACAACGGTTAATCTAAACACTGCAACATTTCTAGCAAGTTCAGTAAACGACTACTATAATTCTTACGTTCTACAAATCGTTGGTGGCACTGGTGCTGGTGCATCGCCAAACAGAGCAACAATTACAGATTATGATGGAACAACCAAAATTGCAACATTGAGTGTTGCACTTGGTACTGCACCAGATGCCACAAGTAATGTAAAAGTGTTCGCGAATGCTCAAACTCAAATCGGAAGAGCATTTACTTACGACACAATCACACTTGGTGCAATTCGTTCAGTCTTTTTGGAAGATGGCGGATCATTCTTCGAAGAGCCACCAACGTTTGAAACTATTTCTATATTTGACACAGACTATTCGATTGATGAAGGATTTATGTCTATCCCTGCAGGGCAGTTTTCTGGATATAATAGAACAGGATTGCCATATCCATCAATTCGTTTGAGTTCTTCAAATTCATCTTATAGTCTTGCAAATGGTTTCTATACTGGATGTCGATTATTTTTAGACGTTGGTCAAACAGAGCATTACGCAAATGTTGTTGATTATGTCGTAACAAATCCAGGCACATCTGCAAATGTTAAGACAGTTTATCTCGACAGAGCATTTGAGAATAATATAAACTCAACCAACATTCTAAGATTTAGATTGTTTATGGACTTCCGCCAGAATGTTCGAAATACTGGTCACCTGGGTATCATTCTAGTCAAAAAAGGTGGCGAAGGTTATAGCAACTCAGATATGGTTGAGTTTGTTGGAACTGGCTATGGTGGAACTGCTACCATCGAAACAGGAGCAAATGGATCAATAGTTGCTGTACATTTGGGAAATAGAGGTGAAGGCTACGTTGCAATGCCAACAATTAGAGTTTGGGATTCAACAGGAGCAAATTTATCTCTCGGATCAAATGCAGAATTTCAAGTTATTGGTTTAAGTGACGGCGAAGAACTTACTGCAGAAACTTCTGACATTGGTCGTATTCAAGATTTCAGAATTATCAGTCGTGGTTTTGACTACGAAGCAACACCAAATGTCTCATTGAAGATTGTTGACATTCTAACTGACAACCTTCCACTAATAACAGTTTTGAGTAGTGGAAATAGAGTGTGGCAAGGTAATGTTGCATCGAACGCAAATGCAACATTCTCTGCTATCATCGATGATGCATTTAGACCAGATTCTACGAACACAGTAATTCGTTTGTATGATTATAACGGTAGTTTGAATACAGCAATTCCATTAAACATTAATGCTGCTACTGGAAACGTCACAGTCAATCTATCGACTCAAAATGCAATCATTTCCTTCTTGGACATTAATGATGCTGTTGAGAGAAAGTATCCACACTTCTATGGCGATGGTAAAGCCAAAGCCAATGCTGAGTTCTTGGCTGGATTGATCAAATACGATGGATTCTTCTTAAACACAGACGGCTTCATCAGTGCTGATAAGAAATTGCAAGACAAAGATTATTATCACAATTTCTCATATGAGATCCAATCTGAGAAATCATTAGATGAATATAAGGAAACAATCTTTAGAATTGCGCATCCAGCTGGTATGGACCTCAAGTCTAAGTTTGTAATCAAAGACACTCAACAAGATATTATCACGATTAAGAGCAATACGTTTACTCAAAATTCTGTTGGAACAACTAACCTCAATACAAGTTACACAAGCAATATTGTATATGGCAACACCTCAGCATTTTTGAGTAACGTAAATATCGGTGACATAATTATCATAAATAGTAACGAAACTGCTTCGCAAAAACAATATAGTCGCGTCGTCACAAACGTTGTTTCTAACGATATTATTTGGCTTGAATCTCCAATCGGTGGAATTGGTGATGGAAGAATTAGAGTAATTTCTGGAAACGCAAACGTATTTGTTTATGGTAACACATATTCAGTCGGTGAAAGTATTGAGGTTGGCGATAATATAAGTTTCAATGTTGCAAATGTTGAATATAGAAAAGAGGTGGTTGGCGTTTCTGGTAACGTTGTTCAGTTGAACACTTCAACAGGTCACACAAACGCTAATGTTCTTTACCGTAAAACACCTATCTACAATGTAGTTGGTTATAGCATTATCAGAACTAACGGATAAAAAATGGCTTCAATTATCACAAAAGATTTTGGAATTGCAAACGCTATCAATTTTGAGAAAATGATTTCATTGCCATTAGCGAATGTCTACATTATGATGGGCAGATCAATTCCTTGGGCTAACTCTTCAAATTCTGAATTATTCGATGACTCGTTAGTTCCAGATCCATATGACACCGTAGAGACAAAAAACCAAATTTCTCGCGATGCTTTAGTCATGGTGAAGATCACAAGTAACGATGTTCAGCCAGTGATTCCGAGAGTAGACTGGGCAAACACAGAAGTCTACGTCGCATATGATCATACTTTAAATACATTTGCAAAATCAATAGAAACAAAATACAATGGGAATGTGAACGTTTCTATCAGTTCACTTCAAACTTTAAATTCGGCGACAATAAATCTTGCTTCTGTTAATCCAGTATTGACTGTCGGCTCATTGATTCGCGTTGGTGAGGAAATTAAAGAAGTTTGTGATATTAATGCTTCTGGCGCATCATTAACTGTTAATACGCCGTTTGCGTCAGCATATACTAATGCAAATTTATATAAAGTTGTAACAAGCACAACTCAATATGCGAATAAGTTTTATGTTCGCAACATGTCTGATCAAGTGTTTAAGTGTATGGATAATAATGGCGGGGCAAATTCCACTGTTATGCCAGAAATTACTCTTGGTGGACAATTACCAGAAAATCCATTTATCGAAACTTCAGATGGATATAAATGGAAGTATATGTACACAATCCCTAGTGGATTGAAGAATAAATTCTTTACAGACAAATACATGCCTGTAATTCGCGAACCAATTGTTTTTGAAAATGCAGAAAATGGTCGCATCGACATCATTCAAATCGTAGATGGCGGCTCAGGATATTTCTCTGGCGGTTCTGTTACTAACTACGCTGTTGTAGATGTAACAGGCGACGGTGCAAATGCAAACGTGTCTATTGATGTCACGAATGGTGTTATCACAAATGTGAACATCATCGATGGCGGCAACACTTACACTACTGCAACAATCACGGTCGATGATACGATTCAAACTCTATCTGGAAACACTGCTGAACTCAGAGCGGTTATATCCCCAAGATATGGACATGGATTTGATCCAGTAAGAGAACTTGGTGGATCAGATCAAATGGTGAGCGTTGATTTTGAGGGTGATTTAGACGGAGTCCTTCCAACGCAAGGAGATGGAACTGAAAAGGTTCGTCAAGTTTCAATCATTAAAGATCCAAAACTTGCAAATGGAGTATATGCAACTTCAACAGTATATGCAATGTATACTTCGTTGCAAGTTTCTAATCCGCCTGTAGATTTTTCACACGGATCTATCGTATATGCTGGATCTAGTTTCGAAACTTCGACCTTCAATGCGCGTGTTATCCATTTTGATAATAACACTAATGTATTGTATATCAATCGCATTGTCGGAAATGTTGCTCAAGTTGTATCAGAAACGATTTATGAGAAAGATAATCCATCAGCAGCGGCTAGAATATTTTCTATCACCGAACCCGATATAAATATCTTCAGCGGAGAGGTGTTGTTTATAGAAAACAAATCTCCAATTATTCGTTCTCCAAATCAGACAGAAACCGTTAAACTAGTCGTTGAATTTTAAAAATAGGTAGTATCCATGGCAGATTTTAATGCAGAACCATACTGGGACGATTTTGAAGCAACGAACGGTGCGTTTGAGCAGAATTACATGCGAATTCTCTTTCGCCCTGGATACGCTGTTCAGGCAAGAGAACTCACGCAGATCCAGTCGATCCTTCAAAATCAGATCAGACAATTCGGCGATCACATTTTTAAAGATGGATCTCCAGTTATCGGTGGGCATCTAACTCTTGACACTGGAATCAGTTATGTTAAACTTGAGCAACAGTTTAACGGTATCGACATCGACCTTGAAGATTTTATCGGTCTAACGGTTTTTAATTCAGGAAGTCCAAAAACTCGTGCAAAGGTAATTCAGACTTTCTCATCAACAACTGATCGCACTCTTCTTGTAAGATATTTGAGAGGCAGTGCCTTCACAAATACGCAAACAATCTCAACAGCAGGTGGTTCATCTGCTAATACAGTTTCTGCAAATGCGACTGGAACAGGATCTGTAGTTTCTATCAACGAAGGAATATTCTATGTTGATGGATACTTTGTTCGCGTTGCTCCACAAACGATTGTTCTTGATCCATATTCTAGCGCACCAACTTATCGTATTGGTCTTCAGATTAATGATGAGATCATCACAGAATCAATCGATAACGCATTGCTCGATCCAGCACAAGAATCATTCAACTATCAGGCTCCTGGAGCGCACAGATACCAATTTAGTCTCGATCTAACAAAAAGAACGATCGACTCAATCGATGATCGTCGTTTCTTCGAATTGCTTCGTGTTGAAAATGGCGTAATCACCAAACAAGTAAGTTATCCAATTTACTCAGAGCTCGAAAAGACTCTAGCTCGCCGTACATTTGACGAATCTGGCAACTACGTTGTAAGACCTTTCCGCGTAAATCTGTCTGCAAACACTCCAATTGGGGCAGCAGAAAATACATCAACATTTATTGTTAATGTTGAGCCAGGAAAGGGTTATGTTCGAGGATTTGAATACGAAACCATCGGCACGGTTAAGTTGCCTTCACCAAGAGCAAGAACAACAAGATCGAGCAAAGACTACGACTTGAGTGTATTCTATGGAAATAGAATTCAATTGAATAACGTTTTTGGTAGCGCAAATGGTGTTGTATTTGCTGGTGGATTGGAAAGAGTTGACATACACTGCGTTGCAAATAACGGAGTTGTGTTAAACGGAAATACCGCTAACTATTACGCAACCAGAATCGGTACTGCGAGAATCAGAAATTTCGATCGTACTAGTGCTGCAACAACATACTTCACGTATCTAACTGAAGTTGATTTCCAACCTATCACAACAGTTACGATTGCAAACGCAGAAAATACAAAGTCAGTAAACCTAGCATCGTATTTCTCGCCAGTTAACAATGCATACGTTAATGGCATCGTAACACTAGTGAATACATCTGGGGCAATTGGCAACTCAGCAAAAATTATTCACTATAATGGAACGACAAAAGTTGCTGTTGTTGATAAAGATTTTGCTACAACTGTTGTGTCAGGCGATCAAATCTCAATTTCGATGCCTCTTGGATCGGCAAATGCATTTATTGTGCCTAATCCAACAACCTTTGCAAGTGCAAATTTACAAGCAAATGTTGCACCAACAAGTAAGGATGCACTAGGTGCAGCATTCATTCAAGATGCTTCTTATGATAGCATGATCTTTAAACTCCCAAATGATTATATCAAATGGGATAGTGATGCGAGCGTTGATTTCTACAGAAGATATATCTTAAGAAACCAATCATTTGCATCAAACGGTGCAATTACGATTGGCTTGACTGGCAGCGAAACCTTTGATTTCGGAACTAATGGTCAATTAGTTTCTGATTCTGATATTTTGGAAAATATTATTGTTGTTCCAACGTCAGGCGCAAATAGTGGCACAATCAGAGATTTGACTGAAGGTGCAGCAAATGTTTATCGCACATCAGATCAGTCCATCACAATCTATACTAATAGCGGTTCTGGTGCATCGTTCACTGGCGACATCTATCTAACAACTCAAATCACCAATGCAAACGGTAATTATCGTCGCGTTAAGTCGCTTGTTGAATCAAACGCAGCATTGACAGTTCACGATACTCTTGCATCTGCTACCGCAGTCACAGGATTCTCTGAAGTTCTAATTAATGCATCAAACGGTATTGTGTGGTTTACAAGCGCAAACGTTGTGAACAAAATTCCAGATGTGAAGCAGTCTCTATTTTTGTCAGACGTCGTTAGAATCAATAAGGTTTATGACTCTGCAAATGTTTCGCATGCTCCAAACACCACAAACATGGTTGACATTACAGAGCGTTTTGCGTTTGATAGCGGTCAAAGAGACGGATATTATGATCATGGTTCCATTATTTTGCGTCCAGGTGCTCAACCACCTTCTGGACAAACAGTGGTTCTATTGGATTATTTCACGCACTCGGGCACTGGTTATCTATCAGCAAAATCATACGCCAACACATTGTATGAAACAGAGCAAATTCCAATCTATAAGAACTCAAAGGGTGATCTTGTAAATCTACGAGATTCCATTGACATGCGACCACTCCGAGTTTCTGGATTGACAGTTGATCCATATTTCAAGACCAACGTAAACGCGAAGGTGAACGTTTCTTCTGGTGGTTACACAGTCACAGCGAATCTATCGTTAGCTGGTAATGTGCTTGCCCCACCAATTGTTACTGGCACTATGATCAAAGTCAATGGTCAAATGCGCACAGTCAATTCAGTTGTAAGTGCAACGCAAGTTACAGTGAGTGCACCATTCACGGCTGCAGCAACGAATACAGCCATTGAAGTCATAACTCCAAATCTTCAGTTGACTGGTGGAATCATTCAGCGACCAACTGATTCAATGGAATTGGATTATGAATTCTATCTACCTAGAATTGATAAACTCGTTGTCACTAAAGATAAAGAATTCAAAATTCTACAAGGAATTCCTTCTCTAACTCCACAAGAACCATTCGAAGATACAAATTCAATGGCGATCTATACATTGTATATTCCGCCATACACTGCTTCTATTCGTTCAATCGACTTGAGATATATCGAAAATCGTCGTTATACGATGAAAGATATTGCTCGCATCGATGATCGAGTGAAGGCAATCGAAGAATATGTCAAGCTGAAGGAATCAGAAAGCGACGTTATCAACGATCCACCAAAATCACCAGAAACTCCAACAATCAATAAGCCAATTTATGGTACCATTGTTGATGAGTTTAATGATATGACAATCGTTGATATGACAAATGATTTTGCATGCTCTATTGAGAATGGATTATTATCTTGCTTCCGCGACATTAAGAACTATGCATTGGCACCAAAAACACCATTCGCACCAAATGTCAGAGACAAGTTCATCACTCTACCATTTACAGAAACTTCAATGGTATCGCAAAATCTATATACAAATACGAAGAGCGAAGTTGTTCAAACTGCAATCATTGCTAAATTTGAAGGCTTTGCGACGTTGACTCCAGAAAGCGATTACTTCTATTCACTAGAACACCAGCCAGAAGTCTTGAACGGATTTGGAAGAACAGTTGATGTTCCTCAAAAGCCAAAAGAAGATGATACAGTCATAGACAGCACTTATGTACAACAAATTGGCGGTGGTGGATACTTCAAATCTGCAGACTATATTGTCAGCGGATCAAGCGAGCAAGTTCAGAATCAATACACGATCCCTGTTCCTGCATACAATAACCTACCAACAGACTTTGAACCAATTTATACCCAACCACTGAACATCTATCAAGCTGGATTCAATCCATTTACTGCATTGAATCCAAACTGGACTGGTGACACAAACCCAGCATTAATTGATAATGTCAATTATTTCGAAGGATGGAATTTAAATAATGGTTTGACTGCTGGTGGTGGGAAATTAGCCGACTTTGATATTATTAATATAGATTTTTAAATTAGGTAAGAAAATATGGGAAATCCTGTACACTTGTTACAACGCCGCATTGGAGCAACAGAAGCTGAATTACCTCGATTTATTGATCGAGATGATCCAGTACAAGTCGGCATAACGACTGGACTTGCTCCGTTCATTCGCGAAAACGATGTTAACTTTAGCGTCACAAATTTAAAACCAGGTAATGACGCAAATATTTTCTTCGACGAAGTTCTTGTAAATAATTTTTCTCAAAGAGCATCGTATGTCAACGTAACATCAAGTTCTGCGTTTTCTTCTTTAAGAATTAATGAAGGATTGTATGGATCTACCTCAAAAGCATATGCTGAAGTCTTGGGTACATCATTAACATCAACTGATAACATCGTCTATGTTAATGATAACTTTTTGAGTATTCGAGTTCAAAAAGGAACTAGTTCTGCAGATCTAACTGTGAATGATTATAATGCTGGTGATTTAATTTACCAAACTGTAGATAATCTTATTTTTAATTTTGACATATACACAGGAGCTCAACAACCAATTTATACTTTCTTGGCGAAAGTGAAAAATTGGCAATTGATTGATGCATCAAATGGCGTTCTTGTTGTTGATCCAATTCTAGGAACTTGCAATACTGCGTTAACAAATGCGGCGTCAAATCGTATTTGGAATCTAACAAATGGATATATTACTCTTAAGGATGCAGCATACATCCATGGTAATAATCGTTTCTCAGCTGGCGAAACTGTAACAACTTCTTCGTCTCAATCGTTAACGATTGCTGCTGCAAATTCTTACGTTGGATTATCTGGCGTTGTTGTTGGAGCAAATACTGCCAACAGCCCAATTCGTTCTATTGTAATTGCAACAAACAATATTTCTCGTGATGGATTGTCAACGCTCGTTGGAAACAGCATTACAATCGTTTCTGGAACCAACATGGGTTTCAAAGCAAACGTTGTTGGAACAGTCGCAAATAATGCTGCTGGCGGCACAGAAGCAATTCTTGATGCAACACTACCAGCCCATTGCACATCAAATACTGTATACTCAGTGGGATCACATAAAGTCAATGATGTTGGTGGATTGTACGGCATTTTCCATATTCCATCTGAGAATAATCTAAGATGGTTGACTGGCGAGCGTGTATTTACAATCACAGATACCGCAACGCACAATAATAATTCTTATAAGATGAGAGCAATTGCAAAGTATACTGCTCTCGGTAAGACAAATACCGTGGAGAATGCTCGTAACTTTGTGTTGCGCGAACAATCTCCAAGCACTGCACGTGCACCAGAAACGATTACGCAAACCACAACAAAGGTTGATGATCGTAAGTTTATGGCACAAACCTTCTTCACACCACGTTCCAATCAAGTCGTGAATGGTGAGGTTAAGAATGCGTTTGGCGTGTATATCACTTCTGTTGATTTGTTCTTTAAAACAAAACCAACAAATGCTGAAGAATTGCTGCCATTCACAGTTGCAATTTCTCCTGTTGTAAATGGACTACCAGCAAATGAAATCATTGCTTCTAAAACACTAGAACCTGCGTCGATCAATACATCGTCCTCTCCAACTTCTTCTAATACAAGCACACTAACAAGATTCACATTTACTGATCCTGTTTACTTGCTTCCAGAAACAGAGTATGCAATTAAGTTGATCACTGAATCTGGCGACTATCAAGTTTGGACTGCAACGTTGGGTGAAGAGTATACGGATTCTTCAGGAAATCTTCGTAGAATTTCAGAACAGCCATATATTGGAAATTTCTTCAAGGCGCAAAATGCATCTAACTGGAATCCAATTCTAAATCAAGATTTGATGTTCCAGATCAACAGAGCAGCATTTAGCAGCTCAAATACTGTTTTCTTCGAATTGAATCCAAAGACAACAGGAACAGCAGTTGATTTCTCAACAAACTCTGTGTTTGATATGATCAAGGTATCGTCAACAGAGCAGCAATTCTCTCCAACTTCTATAACATATGAAGTCAAGACTTTGCTCACAGATGGAACTGCAACTGACTACATTCGCTTGAATAATAATGAAATCTATAACTTCGGTAAAGATCTCAATATTTCTAGCGCAACTTCTCGTCGCCGCCGATTAATTAAAGCAGGCAACACAGCCTCAATTAACGTCAAGGTGACGATGACAACTTCTGATGATCGTATTTCTCCAATATTGAACTACGAAAGATTGAATTTGTTTACTCTACAAAACATTATCAATAATGCTGGTATTGCAAACAATCTAATCTCTGTCACAAGTCCAGGCGCACATAGTAACGCTGCAAATATTGCAGTTACAATCAGTGCTCCAGATGTTGGAACAAACAGAGCCACTGCAAATGTAACTGCAGCTCTACTATCTTCTGGTAAAGTTGTGGGCATTAATATCATCAATCCAGGATCAGGATACTTTACAACACCAACAATCACAATCGCAGAAGCTGGTGCATCGTCAAATGCAACTGCAGTGATCAGTGGTGAAACTGATTCTACTGGCGGAAACATTTTAGCGAAATATCAAACTAAGATTGTTACTCTTGAAGATGGATTTGATTCAGGAGATTTGATTGTTCGTCTCGATGCAATCAAACCAAGCGGAACAGATGTTCAAGTCTATTTCAAAGTCCTATCTGCTCTTGATTCTGATCCATTCATTACCAAGAAATGGCAGCTTATGACAAAATCTCGCGATAACATTTCTGCAGATTTGACAAAGCGCGTTCCACTTGAATATCGTCATTCTCTCACAAAGGGTAAGATCGAATATTTCGATGGATCAAAGACAATGCCACTAGGTGGAACATTCAAGCAATTTGCAGTTAAGATACGTTTAACTTCTGAAGATCCAACGGTTGTTCCTAGCGTAGAATCGCTCCGCGTGATTGCTGTTCCTGGTGGCTAATATATGAAGTATGATATAAAGGGTACAAAATATACTCGTGATTTGCAAAATATGGCTGTTCTTTGTAAAGATAAAACTGAAAAGATGAGATATGAAGAAGAAATTAGGAAGCATAAAGAAAATCAGAACCGAGACACAGAAATAAATAACCTTAAGAACGAAATGGCTGAAATTAAATCATTATTACAAATCTTGGTGAACCGAGGACAAAATGGCTAACGCAAATATTTCACTTGTTACTGTAACAAATACATTCGACGAATGGCGCGTAGCCAGTAATGATCTCATTTCAGATCGTAATATTCTACGAAATGCTCACTATGTAAAAGACAACAGCGACTTCACTGTTGCGAATGGTGCAGTCACAATCACTCGATCAACTGGCGGTGTTGTGCTTACGCTACCAGGAACAGGTAGTGCTCTTATCGGTGGAACAACGACTACAACTGATCTTATTGTCACAGATGATGCTTCTGTTGCAAATCAATTGACTGTAAATCCTGGTAACACTGTTTTATTTGGTAACTTGTCTGTCAGCAAAAATACCACGATGGCTCAAAATGCCAACGTAACAGGAACAGTAAATCTATTAAACACACTAGAAGTTACTGGCAATACAAGACTTTATTCTAATCTTGCTGTTTCTAAGAACGCTACAATTTCTTTAAATGCTGCAGTGCTCGGCACTCTAGCAGTTTCTGGAAACACAACCTTATCTCAAAATCTTTCTGTTGGCGCAAATGCAGTATTTTCACAAAATGCTAACGTTTCTGGCACAGTCAATCTAGCAAGTTTGTTAGATGTTGGTGGAAACACAAATCTATATTCTAATCTCGCAGTTTCTAGAAATGTTACAAT